CCTATAGCAACAAGTCCCTTTGCTACGTCATCCCATTTCATATTACCAATAGATTTTATAGCTACTGCTAACAAAGTAAGAGCTCCAGAAGCAACTAATAAAGATCCAGCAGCACCTTTTGAGCCCTTGAGTGTGTTTAGTCCTGTTGCTAAAATAGCCATGGAAATACCGACGGCTGTCAAACCTGAAGCTAATTCTTTCCAGCTCATTGTTCCAATAAGTTTCATTGTGCCAGCTAAAGCAGCCAGAGCACCAGATATAATTAACAAAGAACCAGCACCTCTTATAGCTTTGCCTTCGTCAATTGTCATGACTTTAAGTGCAGCCATTAACAATGCAATCGATGCCGTCATACCTGTAATTCCTCGACCTAAATCATCCCAGCTCATTGTAGCAATAAGTTTCATGACTCCAGCAAGTGCTGCAATTACACCTGTCATAACAATCATGGTTCCAGTACCCTGAATAACCTTTTCTTTTTCATTAGTCAAGATCTTAATAGCTGCAACTAATTCTGTGATTATTGCTGTTATACCAGTCATACCAACAAGAACCTGTTCTAGGTCAAGACTAGCTATATCTTTAAAAGCCCAGGTTGCAATTTTCAATGATATCGCAAGAGCTAATAAGGTATCTGCTCCTTTAATTGATTTCTCACCATCAATTGTCAAGATCTTAATAGTTGCAACTAATTCTGCAATAAGTGCTGTAATACCTGCTACGCCTACGCCTATCTCTTGAATGTTCAGATCTCCTAATTTTTTCAAAGCGCTAGCCAGTATGTTTACTGCTACAGATAAGCCAATCATTTCTAAAACAGCGGATGCTGCATGATCATAAGAACCATTGATTTTATTGAATATGGCCATAGAAGCCATAAGATCTCCAAGAAGAACTGTAACAGCACCGAGTGATGCCGCTAATTTCTCTGGATTAACCTTTGATAATGTTACTATAGCACCTGCTAAAATGGCAACCGCAATTGCTAACTCTAATAATGTTGCTACTTTAAGTGTTGTCTGGAAACTTTTAAGACTGTCACGAACACTATCTAAAATTTTTGTTGCGTGGTCGACGAAATTTTTAGCAGACTCTCCAATAGTCTTAAATGTTTCGATCATCTGGTTAGCATTGTCTTTTGCATCTGTCATACCATCTATAAATTTCTTTATGCTGATTATAACAGTAGCAATTAATCCACCGTTTATTACTTTTAAGATGGCTTCTGCTCCATCTTTAAGATGTCCGCTACCTAATACCTTATCAAGTCCTGTTCCTACTTCAGATAAAGAGTCTTTTATCTTAGGTGCATTCTTTGAGAAATTATCTGTTACTTGTGTAAAGATATCATTTATGGTACCAAAAACCATTTTGAAATCTTCCATGAGCTTGTCGATCCAGTCGAAATTCATATCTTTGAATTTGTCTTTTACCGAGGTAAAGAAATCTTTTATAGATGATCCAAGATCTTCAAGAAAACCAACAATATTACCAACGCTCTCACCAAAGGCATTTGTTTCCTTCACATACTCTTGGTATCCGGAAATCCAATCACCTAATTTAGCTGTAAGACTTAATATACCATCACCAAGTCCTTTAAAATGGCTTAATAACTTAATAAGCCCTTTTCCAAGATTTACAACCAAATCTAAAGCTAATCGTATAAACGAGAACAATCCTTTGGCCGTAGATTTAACCATAGCCATCTGATCGTCATTAAGTTTAAGTTTCTTTGTAAAATCTCTTACTGCTCTTGTCATTTTAAGAAGAGTGTCCACAGTAGGCGCTGGAAATACTTCCTGAAAAGCTTCTTTGATTGGGGTAAGGACAGATAACAATCCATCAAATGCATTTTTAATAGACTGTATTGCCATTCCTCGACCACTTTTAGACCAAGCAGTTAACAAACTGTTTCTTGCATCTGAAGATTTATTAATTACATCGCTCAAATAATCAGAAACACTAGTCCAAAGAGCTTTTGCCTCTTCAAAATCGCCAATTACAATTCGCCATGATTCGGTCCATCCAGAACCGAGAGCTTCTTTTAAAGTGTCAAGTAACTGTGAAAATGTCTTTACTTTTGTTGCAGCCTGACCGGCGGTTCTTGCCATATCGGCCATTTGTTTAGCTTGCTCTTCTGTATAACCCTGTTTGACAAATTTTTCTACTGCCGCAGCATATTCCTCTTCTGTATCAGCAGCTGTAGCAAATTGATCAAGGGTCTGAGTTAATACTTCTGTTGTCAACCATCCTTTTGATAAGGATTCTCTGAATGATCCTTCAGCGTCTATATATGCTTGAGCACCTGTTCCAAGTTTTTCAGAAGTTCGAATCAATGCATCCTGAAATACCTGGCCACCCATACCGGCATTTACTACAGAGTTCCAATCCATAAGTCTTACTGTACCAGCAGCAATTGCCTGTGACAACTGATACATAGCAGTAGATGCCTGTTGTGAGGTTGAGCCTGATACAGCTGCTAAGTTAGCAATACCTTTAATTGAAGATACTGAGGTATCCAGTTTAACACCAGCTGCTGTAAAGGTACCAATATTACGTGTCATCTCTGTAAAATTATAAATTGTCTTATCCGCATAATGATTCAATTCATCGAGTGCGGAATTTACAATCTTTACATTGGTACCTTCCTTCTGAGTATTTGCCAAGATAGTCTGTACGGCATTCATCTGAGTTTCATACTCGGAAAAACCAGCTTGTATAGGCTCTATAGTTATAGCTTTTGCAAATTTTGTGGCGATTGTTGAAGCAGCATTTGTTGCATTATGGACTAATGTTGCAAAAGCAGTAACACCAGCTATCTGCATAGCATTAAATTTCAATCCAACAGTTTGTACAGCTTGTGCTAATCCGGTAGCACCAAACTTGGAAGCGGTAGCATTAACTTTCTCCAAGCCTTCCGATGCTTTATCTAATTTTAAACTTTTCTTCAGATTATCAACAGTATCCATAGATGTTTTAACATTACGTTCAAACTGGCTATTGTCAAATCGCATCTCGACGACTTTCTCGTCAATTACTTCACTCATGCTTGTTTAACCTCCTTCCAAGCTTCTTCTGCTATTCTATCAAATATCGGTTGAATAGCTGGATTAATATAATCTCGTCCTTCAACCCATCCGCCGTTTCTTGTTGCATGTCCGTATTGCAATATTATAGCAATAGGAACTCCATTTTGAATATTTGAATTGTGAAATGACAAAGTTACAGAATCTTTTGACTGTTCGATCTTGTAATACCAGGAATTAGCAGTCAAACCGGTTCTTACTGGTGTTGCAGACGAAAGAGCGGCTACTCCTTCTTGTCCATACTTATCAAGGTTTCCAATTTTAACTTTCTCTTTCACCCTTTCCAAATAGGTAGTCAATTTAGAGAAGTCACCCTTTTGTCTGAAACTTATCATTTAGTTATCCTCCGATAATCTTTTACTTAATACGTAAAGTCTGACCTACATAAATCTTATTAGGATCTGATATACCATTAAGTTTTGCAATATCCTGATATTTTACCCCATATTTGGACGCAATCCCAGATAATGTATCACCTGATTTTACAGTATACTCAATGTGTAATCCTTCATTAATCTTGTTCTGAACTTCATTGTATCGAGATCCAAGAACAATCTTACGATCTTCGCCATTACCATATTTGCCATCCTTGGTCTCTTCTACTAACGTATCAATTGAAGCTGAGCTAATATGATTAATGAAATCCTGAACTTCACTGTACCGAGATCCAAGAACAATCTTACGATCTTCTCCGTTACCATATGTACCCTGCATTACTTTAATAGCTAATTCCAAAGTTGATCCTTCTGATGAATTAATTGCAGCGGTTGTTTTTCCAGCTAAATGATTCCATAAAGAAGAATCTCCATAGAATTTGTCCAGATCGAGATTTGAATCATATCCCGATAATCTTCCACAGGAAGAATACTGACGCATTACACAAGTATAAGCTCCTTCATTCCATGGTGTTTCCTGATAACCGGTAGGTTTATTATCAGCATACTGAGCAATCCATAAAGGAAATGCAAGACCTCTAATCTTATCCATTGCGCTCTTCTGAATGTAAATAACTGGCATAACATGTGTCTGACTATACACATAATTACACCAATTTTCAATCCATTCTCGATCATTCTTATTCCACTGAAGATTTCCATGTGATTCCCAATCAAGAACCAGAATAGCTTCGCCAATGTAATCTTTAACACGATTAATGAAATAATCAGCTTCCTCTTTGTAATCTGTACCATTCGCATAATGATAAACTCCAAGATGCTTACCCATACTCTTAGCTTTCTGATAAAAAGAAGCACAACAAGGATCTAAAAAACTTGTTCCCTCTGTAGCTTTCATAATTACAAAATCGAAATCGATTTTAGAAAGATCCAGTCCG